AGATCTGCAAGAATGCTTATCCGAGGACGGTTTACGGTTTTGACTGGTGGCAGGGGCTTCCCCACGACTGGAACCCGTATGACACCCGCGGCGCTCTAAAGTGTGAAAAGCCTGATCCTCCGCCCAACGGGGTCCTTATTGATGGGCTATTTTCGGATACTTTGGAGGAGTTCTTGGATGCCCATCTTGGGCCAGTTGCTTTTGTTCATGTTGATTGTGACCTGTATTGCGCCAGTGCTTATGTACTGCATTGCCTTATGGATCGATTCGTAGCGGGTTCCATTATTGCCTTTGACGAGATCGAGCAGTGGGAGGGGGAAAGGCAGGCTTGGAACAAGTATCTGGCTAGGTCGGGGCAGCAGTGGGAACTCAAGGGGAAGCAGCACGCCTGGGGGGAGGTTTGGAGAAAATGCTAATGCATGAGTGTCCAAAATGCGGGGCGGAAATGACGTTTGAAGCCGATGAGCCTGACGTCGGCCTTGTCGGAGGATGGCATTGCGAAGCCTGCGGCTATGTGCAGCCTGCGTCGTTCGATGATCTAGTTTTTGACGAGGATTGAGGTTCGCTTATGATATTTCGGGTTCACCTTTGGGCATCTTGGGCCGCCATTCCTATAGGTATTGCATTGGCGCAGCCCGCAAATCAAAACATATCGTTTAGGAGAGGTTAGCGATTTGGTTGACAGCACCCAGAAATAATGTATTGCTTGACGTATGCTTAGGAAAAGGTCTGAGTTCCCGCTTGAGTTTCAGCGTATTCTGATCGTCAAGCAATCGAACTACACCCATTTGGGAAAAGCCATGGAACGGCGGGGGTACACCATTACCAAGCAGTTCCTGTGTCAGTTAGGGACCGGGGTCAGACCCGTTCCGGCGCTGCAATTGAGTCGGATCTGCGAGGTTCTGGGCTGCAACGAGGAGCAGCGGAAGGCATTGGCTCTAGCGGCCTGCCGGGATAACGGATTCTATGTTTGAGGATTGGGAAGTAGAGCGGAGCAAGGAGAGTTTACGCAAGCAGATACTGGCTTTGCGTCCTGACTGGGCTAGACGGTTGAGGATGAACAAAACTGGCATTGATATGCTTTGTTATTCGATCACGGTTGTCGGATTGGGGACTTATTTTTGGGGGGACCCAGAGACAAAAGCGGAATGGGTTCTCGAGGAATTGTCGGCTTGTGAGAAACACTTAATTGAGGATCCTCCCCTTGGCTAAAGCACAGATCGACGAATTCCTGCCGACCATGCAATTCGGCTTTCAACTGACCGAGGATGAGTACGGTCTTGAGCCAAAGGGTCATAAGCAGGTGCTTTGCCAAATGTGGGTCACGCCGATGGGATTAACCGAGTGGCGACCGGTGTCGATGGTCGAATTAGGACCGCAACGCAAGCCTTCGATCGCAGGGTATCTTGAAGAAGATGACGATGATTGAACTGACCGCTCCTAATGACACTCCACTGTGGATCGCCAAATCATGGGTGCAACTCGTTCGCCATCCACTTCCGGCTGAGTTGAGGGAGGGCGTCAATGCTGTGGTTATGATGAGTGGGTTTAATCAGGGGGTAACGGAAGACGTGGCTACCGTGGTACGAGCACTATGGAACGCAGATGGATAAAATCATTCAGCGGCACCTCAAGGTCGGACAGTGGAAACTGCAGCTCTCGCATGAGATCTCCGGCCACATGGTTTCCGGAGTGTATCTCAAGGGCAACCGCGGCCGGCCGTGGAAGATTTATGCGGTCAGCGAGGAGGAATTTCTCAAACGCTTCCCAGTCGATCAGGCGGATGCCTCGGTGTTGCGGGGAATTCCGTCGATGTGGACGGTGCGCGGGTCTCTGCTTTACCTGTGGCCCTCGCCCGCCAACGAATGGGTTCTGGAAATACGCATGATCAAGCGGGAGAAGGAAGTGGCATGACTCGGTTTACCTTCACGGTTTGCGCGGGATGCGGGGTACTATCTCAACCTCTTATTATCGATGACGAAGATCCAAACATTGTTTTTGAGAAACTAGAGTCGATGGGATGGTCTCGATTAAAGGGTGCGGACTACTGTCCACCCTGCTCACGCTCGCTGGCTCATGAAGCAACCTCTTAAACCACAATGGATGGAGTGCTTCTTAGAATTCCTTTCGGGGATGACAATCTCGTCGAAGGAACTGGATGCCGCCAAGCCGGTGCCGCTTCTGGACGTGCTCTACACCGCGCAATATCGCTTTCTTGAGGAAATAGCCGATGGTCTGGAAAGAGGAATCAGGACTTTCTGCTGTCTTAAGTCCCGTCAGCTCGGAATATCGACGATCTCTCTTGCACTCGATGTATTCTGGGCGTCAGTACACGACCGCCTTCAAGGCGCTATTATCACGGACACCGATGGCAACCGAGACAAATTTAGAATCCTTCTGGAGCAGTATATCCAGTCCCTTCCCCGAGGACTTCGAGTTGGTATCAAGCAGCACAATCGAAACAATATGGTGCTGATGAATGGCTCAATTATTGACTTTCTGGTGGCTGGAACGCGAGGGAAAAAGGGAAGCCTTGGCACTTCCAGAGCTCTCAATTTCATACACGCTACCGAGGTCTCTAACTGGGGTTCGACTCAAGCTGATATTGCTAATCTTAAGGCTTCTCTTGCCCAAAAACACCCGCATCGTCTCTACATCTGGGAATCCACCGCCAGAGGCTTCGGTAACGAGTGGTACGATATGTGTCAGGGTGCCGAACACGACGACACTACGCAAAAACTTTTCTTTCTTGGTTGGTTTCTTAAGGAAGATTATGCCTTCGCTGAAGGAACTGCCGAATACAAACGTTGGTGGGACGGTGCTTGCACTGAGGAGGAAAACGAAATTGCGGAAGCGGTATCCAAGGAATCCAACTGGCAAATAACTCCGGGCCAGTGGGCTTGGCATCGCTACATGCGATCGGTGGAAATTCTCGATGCCGACTTGATGCGACAGAACTACCCGTCAAGCGCCAATGAGGCGTTCATCATGACGGGAAGATCGTTCTTTCCATTGCGACGTGTCACCAACAACATAAGGTTCGTCCATGAAAACTCGATCCCGCTCCAGGCGTACCGCTACCACATCGGCACCCGCTTCGACGCCACTGAACTTGAGGCAGTGGAAACTACTAAAGATGCTGACTTGCGCGTGTGGGAGGAGCCAAACCCGAACGGGGTATATGTTATGGGTGTTGACACAGCGTATGGACGCGAGGACAAGGACCGCCATGCTATCACGGTGCTTAGATGTTATGCAGACCGAGTGGTTCAAGTCGCTGAGTTCGCAACTGGAATCCCAGAGACGTATCAAGCAGCCTGGGTAATGGCCCATCTAGCGGGAGCCTATCGCAATGTCATTATCAACCTGGAAGTCAGCGGCCCCGGATTTGCTGTTATGGACGAGTTACGCCATCTTCGTCAGCTTCTTGATATGCGCCTATTACCTGGCCTTGCCGACGGTAACAACAATTTCCAAGACATATTCGGATCGGTTAGATGGTTTCTCTATCACCGACCGGACTCCATGGGCGCCGGGTACGTTTACAACTGGAAAACCAATCAAGACAATAAACTACAGATACTCAACGAACTGCGGGATACCTATGCGGTCAACCATCTCGACATTTTCTCGGTCCCGCTGCTAGAGGAAATGGAACGTGTGGTTCAGGAAGGCTCTGAGATTCGCGCTGAAGGTCGCGCCCATGATGATCGTGTGTTCGCTAGCGCTCTGGCAGTGCATGCGTGGATAGCCTGGGTCAGAGCGTCGATGATTTCAACCTCGCAAACCTATGATAGAGTGTCGGCGGAGGAAGCCGCCATGAAGGACTCCCCGCAGGGCTCGATCATTGGCCATGTGGTGGCGTCGTTCTTTCACGAGCAGCACGAAAAGCGCATGGAAGCGGAGGAAGATCAGGCGTGGGCTGGAGTTGAGGAATGATCCGTCGAACTTACAGTTGTCCTGATTGCGACACGGTCTTTGCCGTGGAGTGTAACTCTGACGACCCAGACCCACTGTGTCCTAATCCGAAGTGCGACCAAGTTCTGGAATGGCGACCTCAGAGCTTTGCTATCGGCGGCTCTATCGAAGGCAAGGCGGTCAAATATACCCAGGACATCATGGAAAAGGACTTTGGCTTGTCCGACTTCAAGGATAACGCCAAGCAGGGAGAATCAGGCATTGTCCGCCGTCAGGAAACCAGGGTGGAGACCGAGATCGTCAATCAAACTATGTCGGAAATAAAGCAGCAAACTGCCGGTTCCGATGAAGCCAAGAAACAGTTCTGGGGTGCGAATGCCGGCAATCCCACGTCCTTGGGTTCTATTACCGGTCAGTCTATGATCGCCATGGCCAAGCAGGGACCCCAAGGGACTGATCCGCTTGCAATGCTCCACGCCGGCGTTAAAAAGGGTTCAATTCCTACCCCGCAGCAGATGATGCGGATCGAAGGTAGACATGGGTTTGAAAATCCTGCAGTGAAAAAGAAGGGGGTAAGTTAAATGTCACCAGAATCTAAAGAGGAACTTATCAAACTGACTAGGCAGGTTGCCGGGCGTTTGCTGTGGCGAGATTTTTGTGATTCTAAAGCATTTACTGATATGATTAAGGAAATAGCCGCCCGGAAAGAGAAGGAGAATTGAGTCTTAAGATACCGCAGAAAAACTTAAGTGACTGGATCCAAGAAATCGTCCAGGAGTGCACCCAGAGCGCGGAACAACGACGCTCGCTCCTCAAGATGTATCGCGGATACTACTACACAGGAACAGCTGACGGCGCTGTTGCTGTCTATAATCGAACTTACCCGCACATCGAACGACTTGGGGCGTTTCTCTATTCCCCGACTGATGTTCGCTTTCACATCGAATTTGACCACTCTGAGGGCGAAGAGATCGAGGCGCAGGCCAATGCCGCCTCTCGTAAACTGAATAGGTTATTCCACCAGAAAAACCTGGACATTAATTTCGCCGCAGCGGTCAACGGTTCCCTGATCGACGGCTGCAATATTCTTAAAGCAGTGCAGGGCCACGACGGGCCGGAAGGCTGGGTCATTCGGCCGGGATCGTTCGGGGTGTT